CACTCCTCCCCAGTTAACGCGCGTTAACAACCCTGGGGTCCAGATGTCCGATTTGTCACGACATGTCGGGTGCCCGAGTTGCCCCGGTTTGCCCTGGTTCGTCCCCGCCCAGCGCTCAGATGAGCAGGGCTGCGCTCAGGTGGGCGGGCAGGTGTGGACATGTACGAGGAGGCCGCTCTGTGCACGCATATGTGCGCACATGTGGGGGCAATGTCCGATTTGTGGGGGAACATGTCGACATATCTACAGATGTACACGCATAGGGGGAGAGGGGACTGTACCTACCGGTACCTGGTGGTGTGCCCTGGTGTGTCCACCCTCTCGCGCGCGCGTTCCCCCTACCCCTTACGTGAGGGTGCTCATCTGAGCGGGGCCGTGCTCACCCGTGCAGGTGTCCGTTTTGCCCTGGTCTGTCCCGCTTCACTGGAGCAAACGGCAAAGATCGAGGTGGACAAATCGGACATCCAGGCAGGAACTATCCCAGTTTCTGTACCAACCATCGTACCAACCCACCCATCTGTCACGAGATGTCCGATTCCTGTGCTTCTGCTCCGACCACGCAGCCTGAGCTGCGTGTCTCTCATCCTGATACGGACAAACCGGACATACTGCCTTTGCTCCGGCCTTCGCTTTCAGGAATGAAGGGAAAATACAGCTTCGGACAAGGCATCTGACCTGCATGTTTGACGGACCTACCTGCAAACCCCCAATGTTCTCGGTGTCAGCACGACAGGCCAGCAAGAACGGCCGGGAGTGCGGGGCATCAAGCCCCTTGGTGACTTGAGAACTCAAAAGCGTGCTGGACACTCAGAGGCGTGAGGTTTGCGCCTTGACACACTCCCTGCGAGCGTGAGAGGGTCCCTCTTGCCCGGCCGAGTGGCCGGACAGTCAGTAGCCAGGCAACCCCTAGGGGCTAAAACAATGGCGAAGCTCTGTCCAAATACACTCGCAAGGCCGAGCAAAAGAGGGGCTTGACACGCGAACGGCGAACGTGAGAGTGTTGAGCACGTCAGCGAGGGATCAAGTCCCAAGCGACACGTATGACAGCCGGAGCCGAAGCTAGGGCGAGACCAAGGTGTCTTGCTAAGTGGAGCCTGCCAGCGTAACCACACGGGAGAGAAGTGTGCCCGTCCCCGCGAGGGGTGCGCAAGGTGGGGCCGAAAGGTGCAAAGTGACTGTTCGTTGCTTGAGAACTCAATAGTGGACAAGACTGCGCTTACATAGGCAGCCGTGTGTAGCTCGGTAACTCCGTGCACCGGTGTGGTTAACCTGCACTGGACGACGGGTGATCTGCACCACTGACCGGGAACCTGCCGGAGGTCAGTGCAGACACGCCAGAGCGGATGTGAGCACACACGCTCTTTCCCCCCTTGTTCAAGGGCTGGAATCGGCCTTGTGCCGTCCTCTAAGCCCTTGGGGGAGGGTGTCCGGACCTTCGGGTCCGGCACTCTGTCCGGGAGGCTTACACAGCCATCGGTGGCTTCGCCACCGTGCCTATCGGGCTCGTTGCCCGATAGAGCGTGTGAGCCCCTTAACCACAAGGGAGAGAGATGTACTCTGGGATCGCATACGCTGTCACCTGCCACGACGGTCGGGGCAACGCGGTCAAGCCCGAGGTGGCACCACTGGACGACCTGGATCAGGTCTACCTGCCACTCTCCGACTTCATCGAGTGGACCGAGCTGGACGACCTCATGGACGACTGCTTGGACCGCATGTACGATGCCCACTACGCCCAGGACGCTGAAGAGCCTGGTCTGACGTGGGAAGTCCGCGCTTACGCCCTCCTGAAGGTGATCTGACCCCACGAGAACAACGAGGAGTGACCAGTGTGAGCGTGCGGCCCTACGGGGCCGCCCGTTGACCCGGCATCACTGCCGTAACAAGGGAGAGAGACCTTGATCAGCTTCGATGAAACCTTCATGAGTGCTGGTGACCCGCTTGTTCGGTCACGAGTTCCGGGGTTCGGATCGGCCAACCGCACGCCTCAGACGAGTCGTGTTCACAAGAGCCGTGCGAAGTCTGCCAAGCCTGCGAAGGCGGCGAAGAAGGGCCTTGCTCGGTCCTGCGTCTCCGTCAAGAGCATCGGTGAGCGCACCTTCGAGGTGCGCGTCAAGGGTACGCTCCACATCCTGGGATTCATCAGGATGAGCAAGGGGCGTGCTGGCAAGGCGTACTCGTACAAGCTCGTGAGTGAGCAGCGTAGCCACAACGGCTTCAGCTCGCTGAACGCTGCCGTGTCCCGCATGCTGGAGAAGTGCTGATGGATGGCTGGGCGCTGGTAGTAGTCGTCGCAATCATCCTGATCCTCGCCGGTTCTGCCGGTGGAGGCAACCGAGGACGGTGATCCACAATCTTGGCCGTGCTGGTCTCGTACCAGCACGTGCCATGTGCCATGGATCATGGTGCAACACAACACACAAGGGGAGAGAAAAATGACCGACTACGCTGCCAAGGTCAAGTCCGGCATCGCCCTGCTCGACGCCCACTTCGGTGGGTCGAGCTGGAAGAAGGACATCGACCTGGACACCCTGGACCTCGGGTCCTGCGGTGTGTGCGTGCTGGGCCAGCTCTTCGGGGACTACTCCGACGGTCTGGACGAGCTGGGTATCGGTGGTGGCTACAGCTACGGCTTCGACGTCTCCACCGGCAACTTCCGTGAGCTGACGCAGGCATGGAAGGACGCGCTCGGCAAGAACAACACGCTGGTGGAGAAGGGCGACGTGTACAAGGACATGTACGGATACTCCGTGCGTGTCATCGGCACGGAGCTCGTCCGTCTCAGCGCCACGGAGACCATCACGGTCTACATCGCCGCGACGGGTCAGGTCAAGGACGACGTGCACACCGACTACAAGACCGGCAACGGCAAGGTCGAGACCGTCGTTCTCCAGAAGAAGGACTTCGAAGAGGACGGGACCTACCGGTTCAAGGTGGACCCGTCCCTGAAGATCAAGGCTGGCATGTTCATCGAGCTGGCCAACGGTCGGAAGTACTTCGTGCACAACAAGGACGAGGTCCGCGAGCTGGTCGACGGCGCGTACGCCGAGAACGTCTCGCGCATCTCCCTGGTGGGAGCCAAGGAGATGAAGACGGGCATGGGCGTCAAGTTCGCCAGCACCGTCAAGAACACCATCGTCTGATCATCGCACCGGCTGCGAGGGTTGCGCTGGGCCTCCGGGCCCAGCGTTTCCTGCCTAGCCGAGTTCGACTAGGTGACATCCTGACAAGGGGAGAGAATCATGGGCGTGAAGAAGCTCGACGCGGCGACCGTCTACCACAACAACGGTGACGTTCTCGTCTACTCCGAGTCCCCCTCCTCGGGTGCCGTCAAGGTGCTCAAGGAGGTCTACCTCTCGGAGATCAGCGAGTACCGCTACGTCGTGCAGTACGGTCAGATCAAGGACGACAAGTTCGTCGGCGACCTGTCGTACACCAAGCACCCCGAGATCGCGCTGTACACCGGCAAGGAGATCACGCAGAGCTACGAGTACAAGTTCGTGCCCGGTATCGTGGTCCAGCCCGGCGACATCCTGAAGGACAAGGACGGCGTGATCTACATCGTCCAGTCCAGCGACATCATCTGGAACACCCGGACGGGAACGCACGCCGGTCTGGAGTACTGGAACGGCACGAACTGGGGGCAGAAGGACAAGCAGCTCAAGCAGGTCCCGACCGCCAACGGTTCGAACTTCAGCAAGGAGCTGAAGATCAGCTAGTCCCATCGCTGTGAAGTGAGGATGGTGCACGCCCTCCGGGGCGTGCTCCGTCTCCTCTTCATACCGGAGAGGGAAACAAGGGAGAGAGATTATGGCAACCAAGCCTCACGGTGGTAGGTGGAACGTCCTCGATGTGCTCGTCTACAAGAGCTTCAGCGGGACGACCTTCAACGGAGTGAAGGTCCTCAAGGCCGTCTGGATCGAAGAGGCCGGTGAGTACCGGTACATCGTCCAGAACGGCTACATCAAGGACAACGAGTGGACGCCGTCTTCGGACGGCAAGTCCCTCGATCTCGTCCGGTCCAAGGACCTGAAGGACGGCTACGACCTGAAGTGGACCAAGGACATCCTGGCTCCGGTCAAGGGTGACGTTCTGGTCGGCAACGACCGGAACGGCAAGGAGGTCGTGCTTCTCTTCGAAGGTGACCACCTCGTCCACCGGCTGACGCCGATGAACGACTCCTCGCGGAGCCAGTCCTCGGCGGGTCTGGACTACTACAAGGACAAGCTCACGAACATCAGGGTCCTCAAGGACACCCATGGTGGTCGTCTGTTCAGCTCCATCTAGTAGTCGGTTGCGGCCCCTTTCGGGGGGCCGCTCCGAACCACTGGGTTTAACCGGTGAAGCCTCTAAGGTCATAGTCTAAGGTGTGTCAGTCTGACGATAACGGGCACACACAGTCCAGGTGAGTAGGAGGAGCCAGCCCCTTCCGGGGGCTGGAGCCTCTGGCCTACCTGGCCAATCAACAAGGGAGAGAGACTATGTGCGAGAACAAGACCTGCCCCGTGCACGAGCGCGTCAACGTCCGTGAGGACGTGACGGACGAGTTCGGGACGGGCCGGGCGTTCACGTACGAGGGCGAGTACTGCATCGTCACGCTGGACAACCCCGAGTACCACGACCCCATGACCATGCTGGGTGCCCTGCTGGGCGGCGACGACTTCGTCGTGCCCGGCATGTTCATGACCCTGGTCGTGAAGGTCGGCGACAAGGCCTTGGGCGACCTGTCGCCCGAGAAGCTGAGCGCCAACACGGTGCACCGCGAGGAGTTCGTCAAGCACGACGACGAGTCCCTCGCCGAGTTCAAGGACGCCGACCCCTCGGCTCCGGTCCCCGGCTTCGCGGACAAGCTCACCGAGATCCTGCACGACAAGCACGACGAGGCTGTGCTGGCTGTCCAGTCCGGCCTCATCTCCTAGCACCGAGGATGGTGCACGGGCTCCGGCCCGTGCTCCGTCTCCCCTGCTAGGGGTCACACAAGGGAGAGAGAAATGAGCAGCATCAACACCGAGGATCTGCGTACCATCGGCGACCTGTCGCGTGAGCTGGGCTTCTCCCAGCCGAAGGTCCGGGCACTGGTGGAGGGCGTCGAGCCCGCCATCTCGGCGGGTAACGGGCGCGTCGTGTTCTACAACAAGGCCGACGTCGTCCGGGCGCTCTTCAACAAGCACGAGGTCATGCTCAAGTTCATGGGATACCTGTCCCCCGAGCAGAGCTACGACATCGTGACGGAGCAGGACGCCTGAGCGTCCTGAATCCGTAGCCAGGGACACGAGTAAGGAGACCAGCATGGAATTGTTCTGGCAGGACGCCGAGACGGACAGGTACAACGACGGCATCGGCCTCGACCTGGACGAAGTCTGGGACGAGCCGGGAGTCTTCGACGTCGACACCCTCAAGCTGGCCGTGCTCCATCACATCGCCCTGTGGGCGATGGAGCAGGACATCAGCATGGACAGGATCGTCGGCTTCACGTTCGACGCGGACGGTGACGAGCTGGACATCGAGGCCACGGCAGGTGACTGGACGTGGCTGACCGAGGTCTGCCAGCTCGTGGAGTTCATCAAGGGCAACAAGCACTACTGCCCTGACAACGCCATCTTCGCTCGCATCAAGGACATCGGGTGGAAGTTCTTCGACTTCGACTCCGATCTTCAGGAGGCGGAGGACCAGTACTACCAGGAGTTCGACGGCGACTACAAGGAGTTCGCCCGCGAGCACATGGACAACTGCGGTGAGTCCATCGCCGAGCACCTGGAGTACCACTTCGACTACGAGTCGTACGGCGAGTCGCTGGTAGAGGACTACGACCGTATCGAGTTCGCGAACGAGGAGTTCCTGTTCAGTCGCTAGTGACTGGCATGGTTATCGTCAGACTGACGATAGCTGTGCGATCCACTAGGGTCACTCAACAAGGGAGAGATCATGAAGCGCATCAAGAGGACCGCCGCCGCTGCCGCGATGGTGGTCGCTCTGGGGCTGGGTGCGACCGCGTGCTTCGAGGATGACGCCACGGTGGCATCCGAGAACGTCTCCAAGGCCGCCGACAACTTCGAGGTCAACCGTCGGATCGTCGTGTTCAACGGCATCACCGACAAGTACCTGATGGTGGTCGTCGGTGCGTGCTCCATCACCGATGAGGGCAACCAGTTGGAGATCATCTGCAAGACCGGCAAGGACGAGTACGTCAAGGAGTTCGCCGGTCTGTCGGACAACGTGTCGTACTTCATCGAGCAGGGCAAGCCGGTCAAGGCGAGTGCGTACCACCACCGGGTGACGTTCAAGCCGCAGTCCATCCTGCCTGACGTGGACTTCCGGGGTTCCTCGGAAGACCTGCCCACCTCGCAGTGATCTGATCGTGTCCCGGCCTTCGGGCCGGGCACGGTGAAGGATGCACAGGGTCCCGAAACATAAGTAGGGCCTACCTAAGATGGTCTTGTCAACCGGAGGTAGTTGTTCGCCCTGTGCATCCCTCTCCGTGACGTCACGGACAACCAAGGGGAGAGTGATCATATGCTTCACGTTGACCTGAAGCGTGCGCAGGAGCTGGTCGCCGAGTCCATCGAGTCTCGGGGTGCGGACTACGAGTACCCCAAGCAGGACGGCACCTGCATGTACGTCCACGGCACCCAGGCATGGGACGAGGACGAGGAGCGCTACGTGATGGACTTCAGCACCGCCACTCCGGGGTGCCTGGTGGGCGACGCGCTCAAGCGCGGCGGCATCCCGCTGGAAGTCATGGGCAGCGAGTACAACAACGACGTGGACGCCGGGGAGCTGCTGGACAAGCTCAATGACAGCGGCTTCCTGACCTACACCGAGACCGCCAAGGCGTACCTGCTCAACGCGCAGACGAGCCAGGACAAGGGTGCCCCCTGGGGCATGGCTGCCTCGGCGGCAGCGCGCGGCGAGATCCTGGACAAGGTCTACGAGCGCGACACGGACGGCAGGTACTGGACCGGTGAGTGGCGCGCCACTCCCTTCATGTCCGTCGACTGATCCTGTAAGCTGGATCACAGAAGAGAAAGAGACCCACGACTTCGGTCGTGGGCCTTGAAGCTGGCATCGGAGGTGTCTCTCTCCCCCTCCGGTGCGAGCCTCTGGGCCTACGAAAGGAGGACCTATGCTCGACCTGAGTAAGGCCGAGTGCAGGTGCGTGAAGCCGTACAAGTCGGCAGCGGAGTACCGTCTGGCCTTGGCCACCGGACTCAGCATCGAAGATGCTCACTTGCTGATCGATCTGTGGACTGACGTGCTTGATGAGACCCTCGACAGTGAGAGGGACCCTCAGGTTCAGTTGTCCGAGCTGAAGGCGGAGTACTATGGCCGTACCAAGCAGGCCAGCACAGATCAAGCGAGTAGCTGAGTTCCTGGACTGGTCCGTCGACAATGAGCGGACCGTCGAGGAGACTGCCGCTCAGATCGTTGACAGCATCTACGATATGTGGGCTGTCGATGTTCACGAGGCAGCTCAGCCTCCGAAGGTTGGCATGGCGTTCAAGACGCCAGCCATCACGTCCAAGGTCTATCACGTGGCCTGGATAGGGGAGGAGTTCGAAGGTGGCCCGCTCACATGCTGGGTCATCGATGCTGGCGCAGACTACGGCACCTTCGTGCCGTACGACAGTCAGTTCTGGAAGATCCTCACTCCGTCCACGGCCAAGGCTGGTGGAGCTGGGAACAACAAGGATGGATGGAAGACGGGAGACAAGGTCTCCCTTCTCCAGCGACGCCGTCACTACGAGGTGTTGGAAGTCGGAGACAAGACCGTCCTGTTGAGGGACGTCAACTCCGGCACGCTTCAGGCTGACAGTAACGCCAACCTGAAGAGGTACTACAACAAGGAGAGATGAGTATGGCCAGCACTGTTCCGCTCAAGCTGGGCGAGGTGCTGGTCCCCATCAAGGGGACCACGTGGGACAAGAACCAGTGGAAGGAGCTGGAGATCATGTCCAGTGCCACTGTCAAGGGTGTGTCCCAGTACTGGGTCAAGATGACCGACCAGCACGGCTTCACCACGATGGACACGCTGAACATCGGCACGCTCCGTAGTGGCTGGGTCCGCAAGGACTCGTTCTTCAAGGTCGGCAAGACCTACAAGTTCGAGGCCAACAAGTGGACCGTCTCGGACCTGTACCGGGTCATCGAGGTGGCTCACGTGGACGACCCGCTCACGCCGAACGACGACGTGATCGCGTTCGTCATCGCCAAGGACTCCGTGTCCGGCAGGCAGTACGGGACCAGCCTCACCCGTAACGACTTCAGCAAGATGGTTCTTGCGTGACAGGACCCGCATGGGTGCTGCTCGCATCTACCATCATGCTCGCTGTCCTCTGCCAGTTCTACAAGGTCAGGGCTGAGGCCCTGGCCAAGGAGGTGCTTAACGCCCATGATTGGGTGGATGAAATCATCCAGGCTCTGGAAGAGCCTGATGGGGAAGCCTCGCAGGAACGTGTTGCTGGACTCGTTGATCAGCAGCGCACTGATGGGCGGGCTGGCTAGCCTCTCCATCAACTTCTTCGACGCCGACCCAAAGTCGTCCGTCATCATCGCGGTCTTCAGTGCGGTGATCCTCAATGCAATCCTGATCAGCACGGAGGAGAACCGTGAGCGTGAAGAAGACCGTTAAGGAAGTCCTCGGCCTGGCCCTTGACGGGCTGGCCGTGGCTCTGATCTTCGCCGGGGGTATCGTCATCGGGCTCCTGGTGACGGTCCCCTTCTGGTACTGAGCGCACAAGTTGGGGCCAGATCTGTCTACTACCCAGATCTGGCCCCTTGTTGGCTGCTCAGCCCTCGTACTGCCCTGCCTGCGCTGCCCGCCAGGCAGCGTTCGAGCGCACCATACGCCTGTCTGCGGGCCTCGGCTCATCGCCTGGGTCCCTGCGGCCAAGCTCACGCTGAACGGCCCCGTACGCCCGCTGTGCGCGCTTCTTGGCAGCCTCGTGGCTGATCTCGAAGTGGTCGCCCAGGTTCTCGGTCGTGTAGTTGAAGACGTGAACCAGGTAAAGCAGCTCCTTGGTCTCATCAGGCAGCCGCTGAACGGCTGCCTTGATGTCCACAAGCTCAGCCACCCTGTCGCCAGTCGTGTTGGCTTGCGGCTTGGAGGTAGGCTGTCCGTCTCCGTGCTGGCCGAAGGACTGCCAGTCGGTGTACGAGAACACATCGGGGAGAAGGTTCTTGATCTTCGGAATCGAGTAGCGGTACAGGTCTTCGACACTGTATCCTTCTACAGCAGCCTTCTCCTTTGCGCAGTAGTCAGAGGCTACCTTGCGCAGCGTGGATGCGATCTTGCGCTCCCACTCGGGGCCGTCCTCCACAGCCTTGAGGATCTGAGTCTTCTTCTCGTAGACCCAGATCCACAGATGCCCCTCGGTGTCCTCCGAGGTCACGTACTGGGGGAAGGCGGAGGACACCGAGCGGGCAACATCCCTGACCATCTTGGTCATGACATCGAAGTCAAGCTCTACGTTACTCACGAGTACTCCTAAAAATTCTCTGGGCTCAGTACTTCGAACCGTTGAAGTAGAAGCCTCGGTCGACCATCGTGATGAGGTCCGGATACACGCGCTTACCGTCGTCGCGCAGCAGCGCGAACGACATCACCCAGGACACTGCACCGTCCTTCACATACTTCGCGTGGGTCGGGTCCATGATGGAGCCGACGTTCATCGTGAAGCGCGGCGAAACCTTGCCGTCGAAACCGTAAGCACGAGTAAGGAGGTAGGGCTGGTGAGTGTGGCCGAACACGATGTTCTTGTCACTGCCGTAGCGCTTGACGAACTTGTTCTCCCAGGACTGGGGGGTCCCAGCGTAACCACCACTCTCGTGACCATGCACTGCGTAGGTGTTGGTCCCGAGACGGACAGGGCCCTTGACGTACTTAACGTCAAGCTCCTCAAGTCCGAACAGGTTCTCGACTTCGAGTGCCCTCAGAGTAGTGAGAGGGGCGGCGTAGGATCGCACGAAGTCCTTGATGCGAAGGTCGTGATTACCCTCAAGCCAGGTAATGACAGCCTTGGGCGCAGCATCGCGGAGCTGCGTCAGCACCCCCTTGAAGCCGTCAATATGCTTCTGTAGGGTGGGCGCGTACTCCCCGGCAGTACCCTTCGTCCAACGGGATACCTGCGGGAAGTCGATTGCGTCTCCGATCTGGAAGATGCGGTCGGGCTGGATGTCCTCGATCACCTTGATGATCTTCGACAGTGCCAGCGAGTCGTGGTAGGGGTACTGGATGTCCGGCAGGATCACCGTAGTTGTGGTTGCCATAACCAAGAGTATAAGGGATGAGATGAAGACATACCGCGTCAGCCGGGCTGTCGCCCGCTACAAGGAGAAGTGTTCCCACTGCGGTGGGGACATCATGCCGGGCCAGTGCATCGCCCGGATGTTCAACTACATGGCGCATGGACGTAGCGCCTGTGAGGAGGCGATCGTGGATCGCTACGAGGCTGCGGTGAGCAACGCTCACAAGGTGAGACCGTGAACCCTTTCCTCACTGTCGAGAAGGAAGTGGACAGTGAGTGGGCTTCGCGTGCGAACTGCAAGGGCAAGGCGTTCGAGCTGTTCGAGTACCAGGAGAAGGACTCGCCGCTCACCAAGGACATGAAGTTCAAGGAACGCCTGGCCTTCAACTACCAGAACTTCCAGCTAGCCGGGGAGATCTGCATCGAGTGCCCCGTCATGTTCGAGTGCCTGAACTCTGCCTCCGATCAGGACAGGTACTGGACCGTGCGTGGGGGCGAACCGCCCAAGCGGTTCGCCATGGAGTCGGAGCAGCTAGCCAGGCTTGAACAGTCGGGGGGCGGCAAGCCCAAGCCCGGCACCCCCAGGACATGCCAGCGTGGGCACTACCTGCCCACGGGTGGCAGGTGCAGGACCTGCAAGCGAGAGCAGAACACCATCCGACAGCGTGAGGTTCGGCGGAGGGCCCGCGAGGCAGCCGCCAATGGTGTAAGCTAGTAACTACCCCAAGGGCGACGGCTGGAGGGGTTGCACTCGGAGTCGCGACCCGAGTGAGCGCGGTAGTTTAAGCGGCAGAACGGCCTCGGGAGGGGTCAGTGCGGGTTCGAATCCCGTCCGCGCGCGCAGAACGTTGGTGAAATGCGGGGCTAACTACCCTGCCATGCCGGTGACCCCGGTCCACCTGCCAGTGGATTACCCAACGTTACGGTACCGTGACTGGTATCAATCGTCAGTGAGTGACTACGGGTCTGAAGCCCTGCTCATCTGCTGCTGGTCATCACTTCAATCCCCTTGGAGATGCACTCATGGAGCTAGAGCACCTGTCATACAGTGCTCTCTCCCGCTATGAGGAGTGCCCACGTAGCTTCTACCTCGGCCGTGTCAAGCGTGCCGAGGAGAAGCAAACGTGGTTCTTCCCGCTCGGGAGTGCGGTCCACCTCTGTGTCGAGGACTACCTGCAAACAGGTGATGCTCCCTCGTTCGAGGACCGCTTCTACCCACTGATCGAGAAGCAACTGAAGATCGATCCAGTGGATGTCAACTGGCTGGCTGGCGGAAGTCAGGATGATCCTATCATCCGCGACAAGGCAGTCGAGCTGGGCAAGCGTTGCGTAGACAACGCCATCAAGTTCCTCGATGACATCGAGGTCTGGGAGGTTGAGTACGATGCCTCCGGTATGATCGCTGGCTGTGAAGTCCCGATCAAGGCGTTCATCGACATCGTCGGTGAGCACAAGAAGCACGGTCCAGTGATCGTTGACTGGAAGTCTGGCAAGAACAAGCCGAAGAACAACCTTCAGCTTGAGACGTACGCCGTGCTGCTCAACAACACCGACCATCCGTTCAACGAGCACACGGCGATTCAGTTCGACGTGGGCTTGTGGGCTATGGTCAACCCTGACGCAAGCAAGGCAAGGCCCGTCAAGGGTCTGGCGTCAGTGGATGCCGACGCCTTGGGGCGTCGGTACCAGGCGGCATACGATGACATCAAGCAGAAGAAGTGGAAGGCCAATGCTGGCTTTCATTGCAGGTTCTGTGTGATGGCACCCAACTGCCTGGTTGAGGCGGGTCCAACCCAGAGGGCTCGCTTCTACGACAAGTCCGAAGATGAGGGGTTCCCGTTTTAATGGAGATCACCTACCGGATTCCGTCGAAGAAGGTTCCCTACGGTTACGTCGAGATCAAGGCACCGACCAGTCTGGCCGGTTTCCCTGACCCGACGGAGCTTGCGGAGTGGTACGCGAACTACATTCGCGAGTACCAGGCGGCAGAGGTGAAGGCTTTCGAAGCCCCGCCGACGCAGGCCAAGGCTCCGCAGGCGGCGAAGGACACGTCGGTCGAAGACGCCATCAAGATCCTCGATGAGGGTCTGGACGGAGTCGAAGAGATCGATGAGAACGCGCCGGTCAAGCCGTGGGACAAGGCGTCCGACGAAACCGAAACCGAAGAGAAGAAGCCCTGGCAGACCGATGAGTCTGACTGGGACTTCAGCTGAGAGAAAGAGAGACACTGCATGAGCGACGTCGATGACATCCTGGGTGGCACCAAGACCCCTCCCGGTCTGAAGTTCGAGACCGTCGGAACCAAGCACATCCTGCTCATCACGCAGGCACCGAAGTCGGTGCCGGTGCGTGAGTTCGTGGCTGGCAAGCCGGGCGAGCGCCTGTACTTCCAGTCCCAGAAGAAGGTTCGCGAGAGCGAGCTGAACCTCAACCTTCCCTACGACCCGATCCCGGCGATCCTCGTGATCGGCCAGACCAAGGACGGTGCCGAGGCTTCCCTCCGACTGGAGGGTGAGAAGCTGAAGGCCGCTCGCAAGGCTGTCCGTGAGGGCGGCAAGCTGGTCGAGGGCAACATGATCGCCATCGAGTACGAGAAGGATGACCCGGACAGCAAGGGTGCCTTCCCGAAGAAGCTCTACAAGGTCCAGATCAAGAACAAGTAGGTCACATGAAGACGCTCTTCAGGAGCGTCAGGCGTGGCCTGTCGGCTGGGGAGCCGCTTCCGGCTCCCTGGCCGATCTTCGACCAGAAGAAGATCACGTTCCGACGCTCGTCCATGCAGATGATCGCCGGTCCTCCGGGGTCCATGAAGACGGTCATGATGTTGAACATCGTCGACCAGATGGGCTCTGACGTACCGACTCTGTACCATTCCTCCGACTCGGATGACTTCACGATGGCAACTCGTGTGCTGTCGATGAAGACTGGTCTCACGACCGAAGAGGCGGAGGAGGTCATCATGGCTGGTGACCACACCAACTCCGACGCCCTGCGACAGTTCGGCCACGTCAAGTGGTCGTTCCATGCAGCGCCTACGCTGGAGCACATGTGGCGTGAGGCGGAGGCATTCCGTGAAGTACACGGGGAGTACCCGCACCACACGATCATCGACATCCTGATGGATGTCGACTACGAGGGAGCTGGAGAGCAGAACTACTGGGCTCTGATGGCCGAGCTGAAGGTCATGGCCCGTGACCAGCAGACCTCCCTCACGATCGTGCACCACACATCCGAGGCCGCCAAGGGTGGAACTCCTCCGCCCCGTAGCGCCATCATGGGCAAGGCGAACCAGCTTCCCACCACGATCCTCACTCTGTGGGGTGACGCTCACAACGAGACCATCGATGTGGCAGTGGTGAAGAACAGGTTCGGCCCGCAGGATGCGATGGCCAAGAAGTTCTTCAGGATGAAGGCACAGCCTGCGCTGTGCCGAATCGAGGAGGATGAGATGGCTGTCCTGTTCAACGATGGCGTCTCGGTCCCTGACGATCAGAAGGTGGACCTGTTCGGTGACGAGTCAGAGTAGGAAGCATCGTGGTTACCGATCACAGAAGGTCTTCGCTGATTACGTTCGGCCGACCTTCCCTCATGCTGAACCTACAGGGGCAGGTCGTCAGGGGCGTGACATCCTTTCGACTCCGGGTGTCTGGTTCGAACTCAAGGCCAGGTCTGGATTCAACCCCCTCGAAGCGCTCAAGCAGATGGAGCGTGAGTGTGAGGGAGATGACATCCAGGCTGCCGTTCTCAGAATGAACGGGCAGGGCGAAGCCAACATCGGACAGTGGGTTGTCTGCTTGAGGGTGGACACCCTCCTCCGTCTGCTGAAGGAGGCAGGCTATGGGCAAGAAGGATGAACTGATCGATGACGCGGTAGCGGCATTCGAGGATTCGACTGGCGAACTTCCGAACGACTACGAGTTCGCCGTGATCCGCAACCTCGCAGAGGAGTACGTCTCCGATGAAGAGGGCAAGGACTGACGAGAGGGAGTGGCCGGTCTTCCCGATCGGCCCCGTCCTCGTAGAGTATGGTGGCGAAGAAGTTCGCGACGACCATGGATGGTACGCCTACAAGTGTCCGTTCCATGGAGACCGAAGCGCCTCCGCTTCGGTCAACACGATCATCAACGTGTTCGTCTGTCACACCTGTGACATGAAGGGGAACGCTACCCAGCTCATCATGAAGAAGGAGAACTGCTCCTATGGCGACGCTCTCCGTCGTGCAGAGGAAGTTGCTGGCAAGGGCGCAGGAGACGTACAGCGAGCACCTGTCGGAAGCCGCAGACTATCTGGCGGGTCGAGGAATCGATCTGGCAGCCGCGCACTCCGCAGGACTTGGCGTAGTTCGTAACCCGCTCCCCGGTCAGGAACACCTCGTGGGCAGGCTGGCGATCCCGTACATGACGGGCGCTGGCTGTGTCAACATGAACTTCCGGTGCATGAAGCCTCACTCCTGCAAGGATGAGAAGCACGGGAAGTATCAGCACTGGCAGGGGCTGTCTTCCAATCTGTACAACGTCCAGGCGTTGGACGGTGCGGGCACTGCCATTGCAATCGCTGAGGGTGAGATCGACGCCCTCAGTTCGACGCTCGCAGGAATCCCCTGTGTGGGGATTCCTGGAGCAACCAAGTGGGAAGATCACTGGAACCTGGTCTTTGAGGACTTCACTCGGGTGTACGTCTGGCAGGAGGGCGACGAGGCTGGCAAGAAGTTTGCCGACCGAGTCGTGATGGAGACGAACGCGATCCGCGTTGCACTCCCCGATGGTCAGGATGTAAACTCGCTCTGGACAGCGTCGGGAGCCGACGCTCTAAGGCAAAGGATTCGGCGATGAGCACCGCTTACCTCATCCTCAACGAGACCACGTTCATCGGCACCGACCAGGTGACGACCGAGCCGGTCGAGCTGTTCGACAACCTTCAGGGTGCTGTGGACTGGATTCACGAGCTGGCCCTGGACAACGACGTGCAGGTTGAGGAGGACGCCAACAGCGTCTACATCCCTCCGGCCGAGGGCATCGAGACCGACGAGTACTACATCATCGAGATGGAGCTGAAGTCCTAATGGGCAAGCACCGCAGAACCGAGGACCTGAACAACAAGCCGTTCGACCCCAACGCGACTCCCGAAGTGAAGGCGAAGGAGTTCGACCAGCAGTGGGGTCACAACCGCAGGGGTGCGGGGTCCACGACCCCGGCCCTCGACGCCTACGAGAAGCAGAGGAAGAACAAGGGATGAGCTGTCAGCACAACTGCACCAACCCTCCGCACTTCCCGCCGCACTGCGGGTGCCCGGCCGGATGAGTCGCAAGGACTCTTTCGGCGTTGAGGTGGAGGTGGGCGACATCGTCCTCTCCTGCCCGAAGCACAAGTGGTCGGGCAAGCCCGAGGTCGGACGCGTGTCCGGAGTCTTTGACTCCGGGCGCGTGACCATTCAGCTCCCGCAGAAGGTGCCCGTGTACGCCTACCAGGAGGGCGCTCCGGACATCGAGCAGGAATCGCACCGCTGGGTTCCGGACATGGACGCAGAGCCCGACAGGTGGGGCCGCAGGCCCTACAAGCAGGAGCCCTACAAGTACATGGCGAAGGACTACACGGTCATTCGCAACGAGTGGAAGTGGATTCGCAAGCAGGCGGCGGACATCACGCTCATCGTCCTCCGCAAGGGGGGCGAGCAGGGCAAGAACCTCGAAGAGATCCTGGCTGAGCGTGTCGGCTTCAACGATCTGACCAGGAACCTCAACCTGGACTACGATGCCGAGAAGCCTAACATCGAGTGAGGCATGAACCATTCATGAAGACGGCCCTGGTCTGGGCTGACGAGGCCAAGTGCACGCGTCGCCAGGTCGGGGCCGTCCTCGTGAAAGACGGACACATCATCTCTACTGGATACAACGGGACACCGAGTGGCAGACCCAATTGCACGGAGGGTGGATGTCCTCGGGGGAAGCTGACCTATGACGAAGTACCAGGAGGAATGGACTACAATGCCGTCCCCTGCACCGGAATCCACGCCGAAGCGAACGCACTCCTTCGAGCTGGATCAAGGGCCGTGGGGTGCGTCCTCTACGTCAACCACGAACCCTGCCAGCAGTGCAGGAACCTCATCCTCGGAGCCGGTGTCAGTACCGTCTTCTATCGAGACGGCGCTGGCGAATCTTGGCTCCGTCTTGCAGCGGAAGAACTCTGACTACACGGTCACCAGCTCGGAGTTCAGCAACTTCCACTACGCCGCTGATGTGGCAGGCATCTCCACTCGTGAGGCAATCCTGACTCAGATCGGCATCAAGCTCGGCCGACTGAAGGGCCTGACCCAGAAGGGTCAGGACCCCAACTGGGAATCCATCGAGGACACCATCATGGATCTCGCTGGGTACGCAGTCATCCTGTACGCCTACTACCTGGAGATGAACCGATGAGCACGGTCACCCAGCCCAACCCCGACAACCCGACGGCAACGTTCACCCTCACGTTCGATGACGAGCCGGTGGACATCACGATGGAGTTCCACTTCAGCGCGAACGCCGAGGACTACATCGACGTCACCGACTTCGTGAACGACGCTGCGGGCGTCGTTCTCCGAGCCCTCACTGGGCTGTGACGAGGATGGTCCGCCACCTCTGCTCGATCTGTAAGGTGGATCGGCGGAACACCGATGGACGGGACGGACACAAGATGTCCTGCCCCGTCTCCAAGTACGGCACGACTCCCATGTGGAAGCTCGTGATAGTGAAGGAGCACAAGTAATGAAGATGGTCAACGCCCGAGTGATCGAAGTGGGTCAGCCGCGTAAGGCTTACTACCTCGGGACGCACGTCAGTGGTACCAAGCACTACATGGAGATTCGCTACGCCCAGCGCCAGGCCCGCAAGTGGGTGAAGGCGGAGAAGGTGGAGCTTCACGAGGGCGTTGAGCTTCGTTACTGCGAGAAGGTTTCGGAGCTGTTCCGGTGAGCCGCCGCAATCCTGCCTCCGACAGGCGGGCTCGCTGCCCGCACTGCAAGGTGGTCCTGAACCAGGCAGGCAGGCCGCACCGCAAGAACTGCAAGCTGAAGAACAACGAGATCGGGTGGCCGAGAGAGACTGAGATGTCTCGACGCCGCCCGTAAACGCAGAAAGCCCCCCGCCATAAGGCGGGGGGTCTCTGTTACTTGCTCAGACCTGCATGGTCCTGACTGCCGATCACGCTTCCGAGCCATCCCTTGATGAGGCTCGCTGCCGCTGCGGCTCCTCCGATAGCAGCATCCTTGGCGGTGCTCATATCAGTGAAGCTGAAGACGGACAGGAACGTGAAGGCGAACGTAGCTACGGTACGCTCGACTAGATCCTTGAAGTACGGGCTCACTATCATGCTCCATATGGGAAGATACGTTCGATCTGTTCTGCCGTGGCATCATCGATGATGCCAGTAGTTCGGAGACCGAAGAGGGACTGAAGCCCACGAATGTGGGACTTGGTCGGCTCATCGAGTTCCCCTGTCTGGTCGATCCCCAGCACGAGCTGAACGTGAAGCACAGCGTCACGTTCCTGCTGGGTGGTCACTGCGTAGATGCGGCGCTCATACCATGGGATGCTCATGCTCCCACCTTAGCAGCGATCTTGTCGACCACGCCCTTGACTCCCCTGACCTCCTCGTGCACGGCCTCAACCTCTGCACGCTGAGTGATCATGGACTCAAGGATGTCAACCCTTGCCCTTAGCTCTGCGACCTCCTCATCCTTGAGGCGGCCCTGTCGCTCCAGCTCGCTCACTGCGACCTGTAGAAGCTCGACAGTGTTCACTGCCGTCTCCTGCGCCTGGTTGGAACCGAGGCGCTTCCCCCCGAAGAAGCCGCCAGCAACGCCAGCGGCCCCCGTCAGGATGGTAATGATGGCATCGGGCGTCAGTGCCATACTCTCTCTCTCCCTATTACGTGGACTCAGTGACGGTCCTCATCACGACCGTCAGATACCCTCCCAGTGCCCCCCGATTTGGACCAGGTGGAGCAGTCTGCCTGAACTCCCAGTCGTCAATGACGACCTGGGTGGCAATGTCCTCCTGGAGTTCCTGGTACGTAACCACGTCGCCCGCTCGTGCGACAGCCTTGAACAGTTCGAACCTGTCTCGTGCATAGTCGTTGGTCCCTACTCGCTGTCCAGTCCTGTCGGTCTCCTCGTCAAAGAGCTGGAACGTCTGTGTGATGGTCCTCTGGCGGATGGAGCCGGGCAGTGCCTTGATCTGCCATCCGTTCAGGACCCCGCCGAAAGCGGGGTCAGCCCCTCGCTGGAGGGTGAACTTCAGCCTGATCCAGTTCTGCCTGCCAGCAGGATTCCTGATGGCTACGTCGCTCACTCCGGACCCGGAGGCCGGAGTGAAGGTGATGTGCGGAATATCGCCGCCGCCCTCGCTGAGCACGGAGACGCTGAGGTTTCCCTGAAGTGGAGATGGTGCACGGATGGAGAAGAACTTGTAGAGCTTCGGCTCCTCCGTGTTGAACCTGACTCGCCCAGTCTCCAGGTAGCCACTGTCAAGCAGCTCAGTCTCGGCTTCCTTGAGTGCGGCATAACCCCCGATAGCGAAGACCTTACGGTCGGACGCCCCGAACATGGTGAGGGACGTGACAGCCCCATTGCTCAGCGGAGTGTAGATGTCCCTGGCGTACGCGTAGCGGACGGCCCTGGTCGTCTGCTCCTGGGTGACGTTACCGAGATCCACCCTGAACAGTCCAGACTGCCCGTCGTGGGCGGCAGTGCTGCCGACCCACATGAATCGGTCGCTACCCACGATCTCGGCGCATCCACCGGCAGGCTCGAAGAGTAGCGGGCCGTAGCTGATGTCACCGTTGCTGTCGATCTCTCCGATCCTGAAGCCCTTGTTCGTGGCGATGCCGACGAACGAACCTACGTACTGGTAGATCGTGTTGATGATCTCACCAGTAGGCATGGTGGCAGTCACTCCGGTCCACGTGAACTCTGGTACGCCACCACTGTCGATGGTCGGAGAGAACCTGTGGATCTGGCTCGTGGTGCCGGAATCTCCTGCGATGTACACCGCAGTCGGTCCATCGGTGATGGACCTCCAGCGCCACTGAGGATCGGCGTGCGCATACTCCTCGGTCGGAAGTGCAACCGGAGGAGTGGCCGGTGACTGCACAAGCTGATAGACCTTGTTGTCCTGGCAGAAGATGACGCGATCCTTGACGGCCTCGATGATCGAGGTGTCGTTGTAGGTACCGCTGTACTGGGTGGTCGGCGCTGCCGTATCCAGCCCAGTCTTGATGCCGTCCGCTGCCACGATGATGTACGTCGCACCGCTGGACGTGATGTCGAAGATGGTGTCCAGGGTGACTCCAATGATGGCAGTCACCCCAGAGTCCGTCACCTTGTCTAGCTGATCCCCGTACACCTGCCAGTAAGCGTCGACCCCCGAAGGGTCGACGTAGCCCTTGACCAGGAGAGGAAGCTTGCCAGTCTCGGTGTTCGGCTCGACAGTTCGCAGCAGCTTGAGCTGACCGTTCGTCCACGGGTCAACGCCAAGAGACTCGGCGTACCTGTAGTTGAACTGGTTGTCATTGTCTGGGTCCTGGTACAGGATGCCAGCTCCACCCGTGAAGGTGGACTGGCTCCTCAGCCACCAGCCATCCAGGCTCTGCTCGCCAGGCTCAGCGAAGTTGTCGAACTGCTGCTTCCTGATCTCCACCATGCGCTCAGTGTATGGACGCTGGTCCTGCGTGGCGGACAGGAACGGGATGCCGAAGATGGCATAGTCGTATGCATAGTCCTGAAGGCTGTAGTTGGCCTGGATGGTTGCGCCCAGACCACTGAGCTGATCTGGGATCTTACGAACGACGGTGGCCACTACTTACTCCTTATGCCGGGTACTGAAGGGTGATGCGAACGAAGTCGCCGTTGCGGATCTCGCTGCTACTGTGAAGGTCGGTCAGCTCGACGAGTCCGGTAGACGGAATCAGGCGAACCATACCGCCAGTGATGGATGCTCCCATCGGAAACACGGTGTCAGTAGACCCAAGCACGCTGTCTGGCCGCCAGGCGGCGGCCACAGTGCACGCTGCCGTGTCGCTGATGTTTCCCTCGGAGTTGGCGATCAGGGGTCCGCCAGTCCTCTCAAGGATGATTCGGACGAAGATCCATCCCGCCTTCTTGACTCCGACCGTTGCGCTGTTGACGCTGAAGCCTGCCGCTGCGGTAACGACAGACGTCCCGGTCGCAGTCTCCTGCCCGAACTCTGCTCGACCGTTCTGATCGATGTTCGCAACGATGGTATTGCTGGGCGAGACCCACTGCTGAAGGTTGCCAGTGTAGCCAGCGTTCGTTCCTCCGACCTGGAGGACAGCGCCGGACGTGAGTCCGGGCTGCGACACAGTCATGCCACGGTTGGCCAGGCTGCGTCCAGTGGACTGGACGGCGAACCTGGTGTTGCCTCCGTTGTCCATGACTCGCATCATGTCGGCAGACTGCCCTGCTGGAGCGGTGATGTCGAACTGGCTGAAGGCTGGGTTGGTGCCGTTGATGTCGACACGCCCATCCTGCATGACAGCGAACAGCGTTGTGTTGTTGGCTGCATTGCGCACACCGAACGCACGAGAGGTGCTGTTGTCGGCGCGAGGCTGGACAGTAATTCCGTTCTGTCCAGTATCCTGGAGCGCCTTCACCTCTCCACCCGACAGGACGTAGAAGATGTCGGTGCTTCCGTCATCCTTCGTGGCCCTCAGCCTGTACGTGTTGTACACGCTGTCCGCTGCGGCATCCTGGTTACGGACGTACAGCGCTCCATTGTTGCGGAGCGTTGCCACCTCGTGAGGCTCGGAAGGTCCACGCTTCCACTGCGTCAGGTTGGTGTTGAAGTCGATGTCGCCGTTGATCGTGGTCTGCCAGGCGGTGCCACCCTCGGACAGGATGTCGATCCTGTTCAGGGTTCCAGTGGCGTTGACCAGGGTCTTGTTTGACAGGGTCTGAGTATCAGTCGTACCCACGACGTTGCCGCTCAGGCCGTGGACTCCAGCCACATTCTCTTCGTGAGTACGAGAGTCGCGGAAGTCTCGGGCGGAGGAGACGTGACGAACGCGCGCACCAGCCGAGTGGCTGGTGGCGCTGGTACCGTCCGCTGCTCGGACGATTGTGAGGCTCGTTCCGGCAGCCGCAGTGACATCTACCAGCTCCTCAGATGCACCCTCGTAGTCCAGCGCCAGCGTGTAGGGGAAGCTGACGGGGAATCCGGTTACGCTGCCAACGGTGATGGCAGTAGCGGAAGAGTTGATGGTGCCGCTGAGAGTGGTCTCTGCCGCAGTGCTGCTGTAGTAACGGACGGCCATGATGCTCCTTATCCGTTGAAGGTCTGGTAGGACTCGTACAGCCTCTGAAGTCGAGTGCGCTCCTCGTTGAGCCTCTTCTGGTAGAGGGCCAGGAAGAACTGCGATGCCTGCGTGGCAGCGCTGGTCGGAACCAGAGGTGCACGCTCAGTCGCCTCGATGGAGGACTGCTGAAGACGTCCAGCCTCGTAGGCTGGAAGCAGACGCCATGCAGCGCCATACGTGATCATGTCGATGTATCGCTCAGGGAAGCCGGTCACGGTCTCGAAGTCGTCATCGTTGTTGACCAGGACAGATGGCTTCTTGGTGTAGCTGACTCGCACGTTCCTTCCAGGAACGATGCGATCGTAGATCTGGATGGACTTGCCAGTCGGAGTGGGGGTTGGCTTGACCTGACCTGGCGTCTCGGATGCCATCGGGTTGAAGCGCCAGCTCTGAGCCGGGAACCACACGCCGGACGGACCGATGGTGTTGACGACTACCTTGTACACATCGTCAGCCTCGTCGGGAATCGGGTACTCGTACCTCGCAGAGAGGTACGGGAACTCGTACTGGCCGAACACCCACAGGTCTGGGTACAGCCCATTGATGGTGTCGTTGATCGCTTCCTTGATGCGGACACGAGGGAAGCGAGGGTCGTTGATGATGAACTCGTCGATCTCATGGGCGACGGCCACAGAGCCGTCGACCCCTCGACCAGTGCCAGAGTTGCCACCCATGACGGTGACGATACCGCTGGTCTTGTCGAACTTCTTGACGAGGATCAGCTCGTCTCCGATCTCCACCAGTCCACGAGACAGGTTAGTGATCGTCTCCTCGTCCGCATGGAACTGAGTAGACGTGGCAGTCATCGGCTCGACTAGGTACGAGACGGACGCCTGATCCTTGGTGTAGCCGAGAAGCTGCTGCTTGGTTCGGTCTACGATGTTGGCAAACGTGACTGCCACAGTCACTCCTTACTTGAGTTCGATCCTCATGGCTGGTGTTACTACACCAGCCATCCGTATGCAGTGGCGGTTACATCCTGTGCCGCACCAGTGTTCAGCGAGATGGTCGCATCTCCGCTGCCTGCATAGACGGCGAAGTATGGCGTCACCACAGTCTCATGGGCGGCAGTCTCACCGGCTGACGGTCCATCGACAGACAGTCGGATCTCGAAGATCTTCCCTGCTGCTGCTGGAACTACGCCAGTGCCAGTGGTTGCCACGCCTACGACCGCCTGACTCTGTGTCGCAGAGTGGTACGAGGCGGAGCAGGACACATACCCGTACCAGGTCTCGCCTGCTGGGATTGTGATTACCGCTCCAGTCGTCACCGCAGTGCCAGCGAGAACGCTGGTGGATGGCGGCAGGGCGGGAACCGCTGACTGCACCACCGGAGTGGCAGTGCCAGCCCCTCCCGGCTGCGTGACGGGAGTTACGCCCTCGATCTTCACAGTCATCTCTGCCATGAGATCTCCTAACTGAATGGGGCGTCAGCCTGGAAAGCCTTGCCAGTCGTCTGGCTGATCTCCACTGCCTCACGCACCTTGTTCATGGTTGTCCCCGCAGGCTGAATGCCCTGCGCTCGCGCATCGCGGTACGCCTGTAGTTCACCATCCCAAGCCTTGCTTGCTCCGGTGTCTGCCAGGTTCGGGTTGAGGTTGAGGTTCTTCGCCCTCATGCACTCACCGAACGTGCGGTGATCCTTGGTCAGGCAGGCGCTCGAACAACGAGCGCCCTTCTTGAACTTGCCTGCCATCAGTCGTTGTCTCCCACAGAGTTCGTAGCGTAGATGCCCTGTCGCATCGGGTCGTGGTTGGAGCCGAGAGCAGCCTGAGTGTGACGGCTGATCACGCGCTGGAGACCAGTCTCCAGGATGCCCTTCTCGTTGTTCTCGATGTTGGTGGTCTTGCCGCCAGGGCCAACTCCACACTCATCGCAGTTCATGCACGGGTAGTAGACCGGGTCGCAAGCCTGCTTGGCCGGGTCGTATAGGTGCGCCATGCTTCCTCCTTATGGGGTTGCAGTCCTTACGGGTGCGGTGGTGTCACCAGTTGCGGTCACAATGTTGCCCGCCTGGTAGATGGTGTTCGTCGCCTGGTCAATGCCAGTCGTGTTGGCGTGCACGTAGCACGTGTCGATCTGAACGCACGCATTATCGTGGAAGTATCCACCGATCTCGGGAGAGTTGACGCCAGTTGAGTCATCGTCCTGACCTGGGTACTGAGCCCAGCCCGAGATCACCAGCGGCGTGGTCGCCGCTGCTGCGTAGATGCCAGCGAATCCACCGCCACCAGAGTTGTTGTTCCTGCCGTCACGACGGGTGTAGCACCCGTCGATGATGATAGGACCATTGCCGGTAGAGGTGATGTCGAAGCCGTTCGAGTGGTTGCGGTCAGTGGAGCACCCACTGAACAGCATTCCACCGGAGCCAGAGCCAGTGCCCCAGTCACCCTCGATCTTGTATCCGTGGCCCTCTGCCCACTCAGCTCGGCATCCGATCATCCTGGAGTTCGGCATGTTGGACAGCACGAAGTTGTCCGAACCTGCGCCGATGGAGATCACGTCGATGCCAGTGAAGTCAGTGTGGTTGATCAGGTGGATTCCCACTCCGACCGAGTTGTCCACAAGGACTCGACGCATGGTCCAGGAGAACGGCTGAGCGCCGTTCTCCGTGAAGGTGTAGATCCCCTTGCCGGTCGGCCTGACGATAGCTACATCCTCCAGGTAGACGCCGTGGATGTAGTCACTTCCCTGGATTCCGTGAACACCTGCCGGTGCGGAGTCACCCAGGATGGTCAGGTGGAAGATCCTCTGCTCGGCAGACTTGTTACCGTATCCGCCTGCGGTCTGTCCAAGCAGGACAATGACAGCTCCACCTGTGAACGAAGGATCAGGAGCGATGCGGGAGCCGGAGGTAAGCTGGTCCGGGTTGAAGATCTGGTCGCCGTGCGCTCCCCTGAGTGTCACGGCTGGGTGAAGCGTGATGGGGAACGAGGTACTGAAGAACCCAGAGGTGAGCTGAACGATGCCGCCACCCTGAGCGAATGCCGCATCCACTGCGCTCTGGATCTCGATCTGATCGGCGAGTCCATCGCATACGTAGTCGGCCTTGGCCTTCACCTGGTCTGGAGCATTGGATGCTGCGACCAGGAAGTAGTAGGTCTGCCCCTGAGTGCGGGACTCCAGGTCGGTGATCCTCGTATCCTGCGCGGTGAAGGCGTCATTGACGGGCTCATCCCAGTTCTGGGTGCCCTTTGGGATCGGGGTGTAAACCATCTATCCTCCGAACGGTCCCTCACCGAAGCCACCGAAACCGAAGCCGGTCGATGGGAGGTTTGCGGGAGTGAAGTTGCTTTCGTCTACCAGGCCAGAAGCGATCAGACACGCCTTGACCTCGTCATCCACGACGTGCTCATAGCCGCCACGGAAGTAGTGCAGCCCAGCCTGTGGCTGCGGCCAGAACTCGGGGAAGTTGGTGGTCACTCCACCAAGATTGACTGCCCCAAGCTCGTTGGTGTACGCGTCGTAGCGTACTTCCTTGTACACGCAAGGAGAGACCTCGACAAGGGAGATTCCCCTTGGCATACGGAACCTCTCCATGAGAGGGTTCCATGCGAACGGTGCTTCCTCGACTGTCGGAGTCGTGAAGATCCAGTCAGCCATTTACCCTCCATACAAAGAAAGAGGGGAGCCCGAAGGCTCCCCTCTCTCGTGACACCTTACGTGATGTCGTGGATGCTCGAAGTGGTCTCAGTACGGATCAGAGCCTCCGGACGGTACAGGGACCATCCAGCCACGCCGTACCAACCGAGAGGCTGGAAGCGAGTCAGCTTGTCAACGACCGGACCGCGAACAGTGTGGAACTCCTCCGCCACGGCCTCGGCAAGAGCCTGCTGGCCAGTGGTGTACGTCTGGAAGACGCGGGTTGGAGTAGTGCCAGCGTTCAGCGCGTTCTGGCAACGAGGAGTCTCGATGAAGACCGAACCCTCGTACTCGCCGATCTCTCCGGCCCAGATGTTACCGGCCGCAGAGTAGTTGTGCGGGTCGCGCCATGCCGCGTTACCAGTCTCCGCACGAAGGTCGTGAGAGACCTCCGGGTGGATGTACGTGGTGTAGAAGCTGCCCTTGTTAGGGTGCACCTTCTGGGCACGAAGCTTGGCTACTGCCAGACGTGCAGCCTGAGAGCTGTAGATGCTTCCGGGCTGAACGGCGGCAGTGGTTCCACCGTTGTAGATCGGAGCAACAGAGGCAGGGTCACCGTTCTGACGGATGACCTGCGTACCTGCCGCAAGGACGTTCTGAACGACAAGGTCGATAGAGTCGACCAGGTTCCACGCCACCTGGTTGACGAGACCAGCGGTCACGTCAGTGAAGCTGAACAGGTCCAGCTTGTTGGAGACGAGGATGGAGTTACCGTACTCGTTGAGAGTCACGGACACAGTGGTTGGGTTGCCTGCGGCAACCGCGTCAGGGTCAACCAGCTCGTTGAGCGGGGTGGTCGCCTGTGCCAGGTCCTGGTAGATCTCGAAGACCACGGAAGAACCAGGCATTGCCTGCTGCACGGGACGCTTGTCAGCGACCATGCGGAACATCGGCTGCGCACGGAGAGCGAACTCAAGCGCGCGGTCGTAAGTGGTCTGGACGAGGTTAGCCATCGCCGCAGTACCGGTGAAGGCGTTAGCCACACCTACCTCCTAGGAGGTCAGGGTCTTACTTGATAGTCTGCCACGCAGACAGAAGACCCGAGAGATCAGTAGCGTCACCGACCTTGCCGAACGCCGCCTCCATGTTGCCGAGCGGCGTGCCCTGAGAGCCCGCCTCCTGCATCTGCTGGAGCTGCGCCTGCTGCTCCGGCGTCATGGCCGGAGGAGTGGTCTGGTCGGTTGGGTTAGGGGTGCTGCCAGGCGTTACTGCCTGTCCACCGCCGAAGAGGGTCTGCATGGATGCAGCCCACTCACGGACCTTTGCGGGGTCCGCCTCTCCCTTGTACTGCTCGGCGGCAGCAGCGGGAATGCCAAGCTCGCTGAGGGTCGCACCTACAGTCTGGTCACGAAGCTGCTTGTTGACGGCGGCCAGTCCGTCTGCTAGCTCCTTGTTCTGCTGCTTCAGTGCGTCGTACGCGTCGCGAAGTGCCTTCGGGCCGGAGTTGTCAGTGTTTCCGCCCAGGTCGCCAGTTGCGTCCTCGATACCCCAGTTGCTCATGCTGTTCTCCTAGTGAGTAGTGCACGCCAAAAGCCACGGCTAGGGAACCGTGGCTTCGCTCGTGCGGGTGTGTGCTGGTCTTCTGGTACAACGCGGCCTGCCAGCGTTGGCGCGTCGGTACTCGGTGAGAGAATCGAACTCCCGTCTGCTGTTTGTAAGACAGCGGCCCTCCCATTGGACGAACCGAGCGTAGCCATGCAGGGATTCGAACCCTGATGTTGAGGTTTAGGAGACCTCACCGCGTCCATCACCATGGCTGTCAGTGATGTGGTCGAGCGCCGCCCTAGCGGCGTCGGCCTCAGTGCTGTACATGAACAGGCTGCCTATCTCCTCTGGGTGGAGATGGCAATACCACGAGTAGATGAGCTGTATGCTGCCGTCTTCCTGACGGTACCCATCCGTATCAACGTCTACAAGCCTGACGATGTCTAGCACTAGCTCTCCCGGCTGGATTCGAACCAACATCTGCATATGGGTAACAACCACGTGCACTACCGTTGTGCTACGGGAGATCGAGAGCCTGATGTCGGAATCGAACCGACGTTCTCCTGTTTACTAGACAGGTGCATGGGCCAGCGTATGCTAATCAGGCAGAGTACTCCAGGTGGGACTTGAACCCACGTCCTCACGGATTAAGAGTCCGTTGCACTACCAACTGTGCGACTGGAGTATGAGAGGCTGGATGACTAGTCCCCGGTACGGCCAGTCAAGCCGCGTCTGATCCGGTGCCTCTTTGTACCGCTGGAGGGAATCGAACCCCCATCACCAAGTTCGTAGCCTGGCGTCCTGTCCGTTGAACGACAGCGGTGGGGTGACCAGAGGGAATCGAACCCTCGCTACCGGGGACACAACCCGGAGTCCTACCACTGAACGATGGTCACAGTGCGAAGTGTAGGAATCGAACCTACGCGCATCGGGTTTCAACCGACTGCTCTACCAACTGAGCTAACTCCACAAGAACCAGCAGCCCCAAGCTGCTGGTGTCATGCCGCTCCATCTTGGGGATGTGCGACCTTGTACTCCACGCGGGGATTGAACCCGCACCTCCTGGGTGAGAACCAGGTGTCCAGACCACTAGACCAGTGGAGCATGGTACTCCCGGAGGGATTCGAACCCCCACCGCACAGGGCCTAAACCTGTCGCCTCTACCGATTGGGCTACGAGAGTATAAACCTGAACCACAAGGGAGCAGGTGTGTTACGCGCCTCGTACGGGATTCGAACCCGTGATCTCTCGCTCGACAGGCGATTGCATTTAACCGCTATGCTAACGAGGCAAGTGGTAGGGACGGAGGGAGTTGAACCCTCGTCGGCCGCGTATCAGGCGGCTGCACTGAACCGTTGTGCTACATCCCAGTGGAGAATGTGGGGCTTGAACCCACCTGAGTCGGTTTGCAAAACCAACCTGTCACCATGTACGACATTCCCCAGAAGCCCAGTCGGATTCGAACCGAGCCCGCCGCTTTGCAAGCGGCGTCCTCACCAAGAGGATCAGGACCACGTGGTTGGACGTCTCGGAATCGAACCGAGCTAGACCGAAGTCGAGAGGGTTACAGCCTCCCTTGTGTCCCAGCACCCATCCAGCGGAAGGAGGTGGAGTCGAACCACCCTCCAAAGCTACCCACCAAGGATTCGAACCTCGATTGACTGGTCCAGAGCCAGTAGTCTTGCCGTTAGACGAATGGGTAATGGCAAAGGACGAGGGATTCGAACCCTCACGGTACGGTTTTGGAGACCGACCGGCACAACCTACGCTGTCCAATATGGCTCGTCTGGGATTCGAACCCAGGTCTTCAGGTTATGAGCCTGACGTGGCACCTCTCCACTAACGAGCAGAGCCCCATGCCGGGATCGAACCGGCGAACCTAGTTTGGAAGACTAGTGTGTTACCGCTACACCAATAGGGCAGAGTCCGGATGGCAGGAATCGAACCTGCGTCACCTGCTCCCAAGGCAGGCGTTATGCCACTTCACTACATCCAGTCAACGTGTCAGCCGTACTAGGGTACGGCTGGTCACGTCTTCAAACTTACCTTGCTCCGCCCTTCTGCGCAAGTCCAGCGCGGGCACTCCCCGCAGTTCCGCTGAAGGTTCCACGCTCACGGCCGATCAGCTTCTCGCGCTGCTCGCTCGCTCCGGTTCCTCCGACGAAGACATCTTCCTCGGCCATGCGCTGAGTCCAGCCTCCACCGTAGATCTGACCCAGAGTGGAGAGGTCACTGAACTCGTCAGCGATCTTCGCGTAACCCTGAGACGCCTGGTCACGGCTGACGCCTGCGGTAGCAAGCTCGCTTGCGTACTGCTGGTCGAAGGCCAGTCCACGCTGAAGTGCCTCAGCTCCGATCGCCGCAGTAGCGGCGCTCTTCTGAAGGATCGGAAGAGCCCTGTCGGGGTCCAGGAAGTAGGCGGACAGCTCTGAATCCGACAGACCCATCTGCTTCAGGGCTGCCTTGTACGCAGGGTTGGCGAGCGCAGTCGCCTGCGTCGCCAGATCCACGCGAGACTGAAGCTCCGTAGGACTCATGTCACTGGAGATCCAGTTGGTGAAGTCATCGTTGCTGTCGTAGAAGCCGACCGGCAGACCGGACTGCCTCATGATCTGACGGTACGAGTTCTCCACGGCGATGTACTCGGCCGGAGAGAGGACGGACAGGCCAGCCTTGAGGCGGGCCTCGTTCGCTGCGAACCTCTTCTTGTACTCCGGGGTGTCCTGGAGCAGGATGGAGATGGTGTCAGCACCATATCCGTTCTTCACGTACTCGTAGATCTTGCCAGCCAGAGACTCCAGGCCGTACTGCTTGAACAGGGAGTTCAGCGCCATGAAGGCGTCCCTGTTCGCTCCACTCAGAAGCTTGTCGTACTGGCCGGTCTGCTCGTAGTACTTGTTCTGGACAGTCGTCAGCTTGGTGGTAGCTGCCTTGAGCTGATCGCTGAGCCTCTTGATGCTCAGTTGCTGCATAGCCATCTGCCGCTTCTGGGCGGCAGTGGGCTTCTTGACCTTCTTCAGCTTGTCCAGCGCAGTCTTGGCCTTGCTGAGCTGAGTCTGAAGCGTCTTCTGCTGAGCCTGTAGTGCCTTGAGCTGCACCTGTAGTGCCGACTCAGAGTCGACGGCACCCGGTAGGGTGCCCTTGGCCGCGTTGGCGGCAGCAGCCCACACGCTAGACGCCTGTGCCAGCATCAGGGCATTGTTGTTGGATGCCATCCACACTCCTTAGTACTTGAATCCGAAGTCTGCCAGAACCTGGTGGCCTACCTGGAACAGACTGTCCTGCGCGTTCTTCGTCTTCTTCCAGCGAGGGTCCGCTCGCAGTTCGTTCTCGAACTGCCAGAGCGGCTTGGCCTCCTTCTGGAGCGTCCCTGGGTTGGTGTAGTTCAGGGCCTTCTTGATCGTGTTGTCGAACAGGTTGACGCTGCCTGCTGGCAGCTCAAGGATCTCCGCCATGCTCTGCATGTATGGAGATGCGATGTCCGCGACAGTCTGCCCAGCCTCAAGCTGGGCGGTCCACTGCGGGAAGCTCGCCTTGGCCTTGTTGAGGATCTTGCTCTTATAGTCCTGCACCGTAGCCATGCCACGGATGATGAGACGAGCACCATCGGTGTACCACTTGTCGTCCAGCTTGATTCCCATCGCCCAAGCGTACTCTCGCAGCTCGTTGATGGTCTCGCCACCCTCGCCCTGAAGGTTATCTCCAGTGAAGTAGACATACTGGCCGAGGTAGTTACGAAGCTGTCCTTCGTCCCAGCCCCTGGCCACCATGTTGTATGCAGCCTGGTCGACCCTCTTCTTCGCAGAAGAGGTCATGATCATACCCATCTGGTTGGCGAGCTGGTTCATCTTGGTCTTGGCCGCAGCCAGCTCCTGCTTCGCCGTTGCCGGGTCAGCCTTGAGCTGGAGAAGCCACTCTCGCTCGTCCTTGCTGTGGGTCTTCCACCACTTCGTATTGCGCAGCTTGGCCTGGAACTTGTCTGCACTCCAAGAACCAGATACGGCCTGCTGGAACAGCTTCTTCAGCTCCTTGTTGGAGTTGAGGAAGCTGGACACGAAGCCATACTGCTCGGCCAGCTCAGCGCTGCTTAGCTTTGGCGTGGCTGTGCTCCCTGTCGAGAAGTTGGAGGAGGAACCTCCAGACGGATACTTGTATGCCTTGGCGATGACCGAGTCCACGTAGCCCTTGATGGAAGGGCCACCAGGCTGAGACCTGGTGGACATGTGGAGATTCGGGTTACCGCTGTACCAGGCGCTCGCCGCTCCGCGAGCGCCGTACTTGTTGTAGTAGGACTGAAGCTTTCCCCTGGCCACAGCTTCCTGCGCCTTGGGGTTGTTCAGGAACTGCTGAGGAGTGAGGCTCTTGCCGTAGTACTGCTTCGTCCAGCTCGGGATGTTGAAGTCCATGACCTGGTACTTACCGTAGGCGCGGTGTCCGTTGACCCACACACCTACGGCGTTGTACCTACCGTTGGACTCCTGCTCGGAGATGGCAGAAAAGAACTGCTCAAACGTTGGCTGTGCCACTACTGTCCTCCGTTACCTACCAGCCCCATGTCTCGGAGAACCTTGAGCCCAGTTGTCATGACTGCATTCTGCGCCAGGTCAGTCTTGCCCCAGCGTGGATCGTTGCGCAGCATGTTCCTGAATGTCACCTGATCCATGCCGACCGGCTTACCGTTTGCGTCAGTGCCGTTCAGGGCACGCTTGATGAGCGGGTCGGTGAGCTTGATGCCAGTGTAAGGAATATCCAGATCCTCTGCCATGATCTGGACGTATGGTGAAGCGATGTCCATCATGGTCTGCCCAGCCTGGAGCTGGGCAGTGTATCCCGGATACATGGATGCTGCCTGGTTGACGATCTGAGACTTGAAGTCCTGCTCGGTAGCCATGCCTCGCATGACTAGCTGGGCCTGGTTCTTGATCGTCTGCCTGTCCAGCGAGACGCCGTTGTTGTAGGCGAACTCCCTGATGGACTGCTCGTACTGTCCAGCCAGTCCGTTCAGCGTACCGGCACCCTTCTGGAAGGTGATGTATGAACCGAGGATGTTCCTCAGTCCACCCTCATCGAGGCCGGTCTTGAGCACCTGCTCGGCAATCTTGCCGAGCTTGCTGGAGGGAATCGCAGCACCGATCTCCGCAGCCATCTGAGCCACCTGAACCTTGGTTGCGGCTAGCTTAGCCTCCCAGGTTGCGGGGTCAGTCTGCTTCTCCAGTGCAGCCTTGCGCATGGTGTCCGAGTTCTTCTTCCACCAGTCGGTGTTGCGCAGCTTGGCCTGGAACTTGTCAGGGCTCCACGAGTCCTTCACGGCATCATCGAAGAGTCCACGCAGTTCCTTGTTGGACTTCAGGAAGCTGTACGCCCAGCCGTAGCTGGCCGCCAGCTCCTCCGGGCTGAGCTTCTTCGTGTCGGTCGGGTCCCAGTCTCCAGACTTGCCACCACCCTGGATTCCCTGGACTCGACGTCCACCCATGAAGGCGTTCTGGTAGTAGCCAGAGGTGAGGCTGACGATCTCCACGGCCTTACCTGGGCGAGGGGCGTGGATCATCTTGCCTCCGCCCAGGTAGATGCCTACGTGGTCAGGACCCTTGACGCCGGGGTTGGTGTCGAAGAACACCATATCCCCGGCCTGTAGCTCGTTCATGCCGACCGACTTACCCTCGCCGATCTGAGAGTAAGTCGTCCTGCTGACGTTGATGCCGAAGTGCTTGTAGATCTGCTGGACCAGACCGGAACAGTCAACTCCCCCGGAGAGAGAGTTGCCCCCCCATACGTAGGGAGTGCCGGTCCACTGCTTCGCCCAGTCGGCGATGTCTGCTCCGTTGACAGCCACTTAGCCTCCGATCATCTCCATCATCGCGTCGAAGTACGTAGTGGCAGCCTGGTAGGCTCCGTACTCCGGGTCCTTCTTGATGTCCTCCATCGCCATGAGCTGGCGAGCGCCCTCCTTGACACCACCCTTGGTGGTGCTGGACTGGCTCTGAAGCGTGTCTCCCATGTAGTTGGAGGTCTGCGTGGTGACGGTCGGGTTGGCCTTCTCGTAGGCGTTCAGAGCCTTCTGGAAGGTGCCAATCTCGGCCTTCGTCGGGTCACGACCTAGCAGAGACTGTGCCGCCTGAAGGAAGATCGCGTGAGCGTCCTCTCGGGTGGACAGGTCATAGGCCGTGCTCGTCTGTGTCACCGTGCGAGGCGTGTTCATGTACGCCTCACGCTGCTCACGGTCTCGGGACAGAATGTCCCAAGGGGTGAGCTTCCTGCCCTGGCTGTAGTACTGCGCCGCCTGAGCGGCGTAGTTACCCCAGAGCTGTGCAATCTGGCTGTCCCTCAGACCAGACGTGTCGTAACCGGCCAGGTTGAGCTGGCTCAGGAACTTGTTCTTGGTCTTGTCGTCCCAGTTGTAGTACTGGTTGGCGACATCGGACAGCTTCCCGGTCTTCTCCTTGCGAGCCGGGATCATGGGGCCATAGGCCCCCTCGTATCCGCCTCCCCATCCAAGGAACACCAGCGGGTCCTTCTGCCCACCCCTGCTACTGCTCGTAGCGCCGAGACCGGCGAAGGACTCTGCAACGTCCTTCGCCGTCCTCTGCTTGGTTACAGAAGGGTCCTTCGGTGAAGCATTAGAAGAGGGACGTGGTGTTGGCTCCGCCACTCTCCGCCTCCTGACTCATCGTGTCGAACATGTCTGGCATTCCCTGGAACCCAGTCGCCTCCTCGCCGACCAGGCTTGCGTCGGACTCCTCCAGCCTGCGCTGGCTCTCCGGAGAGAGGATGGTGTCCATGTTGAAGCCCATGTCGGTAGAGAAGTACCGGCTGTGCACCCAGGAGAACCTGGTGTCTGCCTCGATGAGACCCATTACGAACGTGTCCCACGAGTTCTTCAGATCGTAGTTGGACTCTGCCGTCGGGTCATCAGACCCGCCGTTCAGCTTCCTGATCAGAAGCGCCTTCTGCATCTCCTTGCGGTATGCCAGGTACGTGCGGAGGGTGTAGATGTCAGAACGAATTCCGACAGTTCCATCCTCGTTCACGGACTTGGCCCACATCTCGGGATCGTCTACGACCTCCTGGAGCTTGTAGGCGGTGCGATCGTACTTGCCCTTGTCGAGGGAGCTGAACTCCTTCTCCCAAGCCTCGTTGTAGAACGGGTTCTTGGAGCCGTCAGGCAGGTACTGCTCGGTGAGCATCATCTGGATGCCCTTCTTCATGCTCTTCAGATCCTCTGCGCCCTCGTCATCGAAGGACGTGAGACCTCGGTCGAAGAGCTGAGCATTCACGTCAGCCATCATCTGGTTGTACTGCTGCCAGCCACGAGCCAGATTCTGCTGCTCCCACGCCTCAGACGCGGACATCTGAGAGCGCTGGGTGACGGTGGAGCTGATGCCTGCCGAGTGCGTCTTCTGATAGAAGTATGCGCCTTCAGAGTATACGCCATCTCCCTCGTCTCCAACGATGAGCCCTGCGTACTCCGGCCCAACCTTGTCGATCAGGTCACGGTAGTACTTGCTCATCTTCACGGACTCCGCCGTTGGGCGGAGACCGCTGTTGTTCTTGCTCATGGACTGGGTGAACTGGTAGAACGAGTCGCCGTACTTGTCGTAGAACTTCTCGTCCGCAGAGTTGGGGTCAAGCTTCTGGTAGCGCTGGAACTCGTCACGGAAGAACTGGTACGGGTCCTGTCCGTTCACGGAGAACGGAAGGGACCACGCTGCCGCAGTGCGGAACATGGTCCACCTGTCAGCCCTGTCCTTCAGCTCCTTCCAAGTGGGCTGCGTGTCACGCAGACCCATCTCCCACTTGTAGTTCTCGACCTGCATCATGTAGAACAGTGCACGCTGCTTCGTCGCACCCATGTCATCGGTTGCATCGCCGAGGCGCTTGCCGGTGTTGGGGTTGATGAAGTCGGTCCAGCTATCCTGCGGACCGAACGGAAGGACGCCGAGCTTCTTGCTCCAGTCCGCGAACTTCGGGTCCTCCTTGGCGAAGTGGTTGGCTGCGATCTGAACGTATGGACCGGCGCCGACGGGCAGAGCCCCGTCGCCGTGATTCAGGATCAGCTCAAGGCTGGACATCGGAATGACGAAGGAAGCCTCCTCATCCAGTCCAAGCGTCTTGTTCAGCTCCTTGCCACCCAGGTACTCGGGTACCTGGATAACCATTCGCCTGTCCGAGTACTTGACGAGCTTGCGCTCGCCAGTGACCGGGTCAGTCACGTATCCGGATGCGTCGACAGGGTTACCGTCGTGGTCGGTCACCAGACCGGCACGAGCGGGAGCGCCGTACGTCTGAGCCACGCGAGCCAGGATGTCAGGCTTGTCGGAGATGATCCTTGCCCAACGGTTCCAAGACTCCTGCTGCGCTCCGAAGAACGCACCGAAGTGACGCATCGAGTACGCCATCTTGGTCTCGTGGTCCATGGTGAAGGTGAACTTCTTGACGTCATCGAGCGCACCCTTGCGGGCGTTACTCTCCAGCGTCTTACGAAGTCCCTCGTCAATGTGGGTCACGCCCTGTGCGCGCATGATGCGTACCTGGTCGGCCAGGTGAGCCTTGTAGCTCTGACCGAACAGCGGGTTGCGCAGAAGCTTCTGAGCGGGAAGCTGGTTGGCCAGCTTGTACCACCCAGTGATGCTCTTGTCCAGGAGCTGAGCCACTGGCGAAGTTCCCTCTGCATAGCGGAAGGACTCGCCGTTGACCATCGGACGTGCGCTAGCCGGAACGAGATCAAGCATCTCCTTCTCCAGCTTGCCCTGAAGTACTGCCTGGCGAGCCACGTCCATGCCCGGCAGTGCTGGGTCCATGACGTAGTCGACCTGTGCCTTGACTCGCTGAGCCAGCTCGAAGTCGGACATGTTCTTCAGGCCGATGTCCTTGCGGTACTTCTGACCCTCGGGAGTGTTCCTCATCCAGTCGACTAGCTGAGACTCGGTCTTGCCCTCTAGAGCCTGACGGCCGATGGCGGACTGTCCGATCTGGTCGTTGACGTGACGCATCCATGCAGCCATGTGCTTCTCAGCTCCATGGGAGCTGACGGTCACGTTCTCCCAGTCCAGGCGACGCATCTTCTTCAGGTACCAGTCAGCCTGGCTACCCATGAGGTTGCTGAAGTTGCGCTCACCGGCAGCGAGGTCCCTGTACAGCTCACCCTGCTTGCCAGCGAACGGAGCAGCGAAGACCTCACGACCCACCTTGACGTCTCGCATCTGCGAGCCGTACGCCACGAGAGACCCCATGTCCGAGTGGGTGAGCTTCGCCGTAGCGATCTCATCCGTGATGTCGGCCATGTCATCCTCAAGACGCTGGATGGTGGCAGGGTCAGCACCCATAGCCTTCGCCCTGTTCAGCTCACCCTTGATCTCGACCTGGAATACGCTAAGCTCATCGATGTGCTGAGCGAGCATCCCCTCGGTCTGCCTTGCGGCCGACACGGAGTCACTTGCCCACTTGCCACGGACGAAGTCCTGCATGGTTACCTTGCCGCCCTCGATGGCCCGCTGAGCCATGGCCAGTCCGCCGAAGCGAGCGACCTGTCCAAGGAAGTCGTCGGCCAGTGCACGAGGCGCGTAACCGAGACGGAAGAGCTGAGCAAACTTCCACACAGTGGACAGCGTGTCAGCAACCTCGTTGGCCTTGTACCATCCATCACCGACGCGAGACTTGATCCTCTTGAACGTCGAGCCGTGCGCCTCAAGCGCACGCTCGAAGGTACGGAAGTCCATCATCACGTGGCTGTTGGCTAGCTGGGTGTCGAAGATCGGAGTGGAAACGATGCGGCTTCCATCCGCCTCCACATCCGCTACGCGGATAGTGCGAGTAGGGTCCGCAGGGTCAGGCATGGTTGCCGTACCGTAGATCCTCTGCTGACCAGCAGCAGCCTGACCGTTGCGGCGACGCTCTGCGAAGTCCTTGTAGAGGTCGTCCGCCAGGCTGTAGTCGATCTGGTCCGCTGGCCCACGAGTCGCGTTGTAGCGGTCCACCATGCGGTGGGTGATGTCCTGCTCCATCTGGATCAGGGCCATGTTGCGCTCGTTCGGAGTGGCGTTGATGTAGCGAGAGACGTAAGCCTCACGCTGCTCGCGAGTGAGGCCACGCACCTCGCGAAGAGATGCGTCCAGCTCCTTGTAGCTGTGCTCTCCGTGGACATCGAGGTACATCGTAGGCTTGATGTCCGAGTAGCTGCGAACCACCTTGATGGGAAGTCCGACGCTGGCGTTGTAGACAAGGTTGGCGGTAGCCCTGATCGGGTTGACGCCAGAGATGGGCTTGAACCCACCCTCCTGCACGGTCTTCGATCCACGCATCTTCATGCCGAGCGGTGTGGTCACTCGGTTGAAGTTCATGTTGTCGATGGATGCGAAGGCGTCCAGCTTGTCGTCAATGACGCGGGACTCCTTGTTCATCTTGGCCACGTACGCAGTCTGCCTGTCGAGGGCATCCTTGATCCTCTGACCACGAGGCGACGCCTTCTGGGCGTCGGTCAGGGCGTCGTAGTAGTTGGCGTGGATGACGTTCTTCTGAGTCAGCATGTCAACCTGAGCACCGATCTTGGCGTTCCTCAGCTCAAGGCTGAGGCGGCCAGCATCGTCACCCATGGAGACACGGAGGATGTCGGACACCTCGTCGGCGTCCTTCGCCTGAGACAGAAGTCGAGCCAGGCTGTCACCGTTGGCAGACTTGCTCAGGGTCGGCATGTCACGCCTGAGCGTGACTGCCGCAGTCTCTGGGTTGGTCTGCTTGACCTTCATGACCTGATCGACCATGCCCTGGAATGCAGGCTTCTGAGCGAAGGCACCGAAGGCATCCTCGGGTCCGACCTTGGATGCAAGCTTCTCAATCTGCGGAGCGACCGGCCTGGTGAAGGTGGCCAGCTTGGTTGCACCAGCAGCCTTACCTCCGATGACCAGAGGGTCCAGGTACCAGGACACAGCAAAGTCGGTAGCACCAGTAACGTACTTGGAGGCACCGGAGCCGAAGTACTCCTGAGCCCTGGTCTTCACTCCGAATGGGTCGTCCTTGGTCTTCTTGTCTCGGTAGGTTCCGGCCTCGACAGCCTTGGCGTCCTCGGCCATCTGGTCCGGGCGGATGCCTCGCTGCTTCAGCTCCTCGTCGTTCATTCCCAGCATCCAGACAGTCTGGCCTGGGGAGACGTGGTGAGCGATGTCCCAGTAGTCCTTCAGGGCATCCCACTCGCCATCCTCGCCGATGTAGTCGGGACGCCCGTAGACGACGCTGTGCAGCGCCATTCCGCCTGCGGAAAGGACCGGAGAGATGGTGGCACTGTACAGAGCGTACAGCTTGGAACCGACCCACTCGATAGGCTTCCACAGTGGAGAATCGAAGAAGCCGCCCGACGCCGTAGCGTCGCGGCGCTGCTGGATCAGCTCCTGCATCTGCTTGCTGGACATGTCTGGGTTACCCCAGTCGATGCCTGCGCTTCCCCAGTACTGCTGTAGGGCGAGCTGCGCGTTCTTGGGCAGGTTGTCCACGTCCATCGTTCCGTCAAGAACAGAGTTGGACAGTAGCTCCATGTCCTTCGCGTTTGGCTCGTAAGTGCCAGCCACCTTACTCCTCCATCGTCATATCGGATACGTCCTCTGCTGGCGTCTGTTCGTCGTCGTAGGCAGAGACGTCCGCTCGCAGCAGGTTCTTGGCCATGTCGTTGGCCTGAGCCCTCGACACTCCTGAACGCGCGAGGGAGATGCCCATCACGGGGGCATCAGCAAAAGCTAGGGCCAGTGCGCCCATGTCATCGAACCACTGGCCGCCGTAGCTGTAGTCCAGATTCTCTTCGCTCACTGAAGAGCCTTCACCTTACGGACCACGTTGCGCATGGCCCATGAAGCTCCTGGCTGGTTGGCCATGAACTCAAGGACTGGCAGATATGGGGCAAGGCCCTCAAGATCCACCTGACGCTGGTCCTGGAGGCCAAGGGCCTCCATGCCCGCTCCAGCTCCAGCCGCAGCTCCGTCCGTGATCGGAACTCCTGGCTGGCCAGATGGGGCGTTCAGTGGAACGACCCTGGATGCAGGGTCGCCAAACAGCGATGCGAAGTCTACATTACCGCCAGGACTCTTGGCCTCGGGTGCGGCAGACTTCTGCTCCTGATAGTCCGCCTGCTCCCCGTACCCAGCGTTGGGTAGACGGTTGTTTGCGGCGGACACTGCCTTGTCAGTGCGCTCGCTGAACTTGCCGGGTCCGGAAACCTCAGCCATCGTTCACCACCTCGTAGAACTCGCTCTCTTCACGCTTGTGCAGATTGTGCTGAGCAGCCATGATGCTCAGGTTTGTGGCGGCATCAGCCACTTCACGCGCGATGCCTGCGACCATGGAAACACCGAGGACGAGAACGGACCACCCAGTGTGCTTCAGGGGCCGAATCTCCACAACCTCGACAGTCTCGTTCTCGTCCATCGGTACTCCTTACTTGGCCATAGTTCCGCCACCACGGGTCATCCCGGTGGTGACGATGACGGTGCTGTCCCAGTGGGTCATTCCAGTGGGAGCCTGGTGACGGGAGTCACCCTCCGCAGTGGAAGTGAGAACAGGCTGCATGTGTGGGCTCAGAGTCCCACCCTTCAGCGTCTCCCAGTCACCGGAGCGGGGGTGCTGAGGGAATAGCCCCTCGCCTCCACCAGCGCTTACGCCCTCGAAAGCCATGCCTTACTCCTTGGTTCGCCTGGAAGCGGCCCTCTTGGGGGCCGCCTTCTTCTTCGCAGGATCATCCTGCTCTAGCTCCCCGCAGCGTCCGCAACGAGGAGTGTTCGTCGGATCGGAGTAGTACACGATGTACTCACCGACCTTGCAGTTCCAGCACATCAGATACCAGTCTGCCTCTGTGTCCTAGCCGACATTGTTGCCTCACCCTTACCGGTCAGACCGGCCAGCAGACTCATCATGTCGAATCCCTGCGGGTTGCCAGCACCACCTGGAGCGGTGCTTCCTGGCGGCGCTCCACCAGCGCCTCCGGGTCCTGCCTGAGCCGCTGGGCCTCCACCGCCCATAAGGGCGGCCAGCGGGTCCTGGGCCGCACCAGCGGCCTGCTCCTTGGGCTTGAACACCTTGAGCACTGCGTCGTGCACTGCGGTGCCCTTCTCCCTCTCCTCGATGAGCTTACCCATCTTGGTGAGGGCGTCTACTGGGTCGACCATGCCCTGCTGTGCCATCGGAAGGATGGCCTGCATGTACGCCATGATCCCCTGCTTGAGAGCGTCAGTGAACTGCTCGTTGTCGATCTGCGTCTGGAGCTGAACAACGTCAAGGTCCATAGGCAGCTGCCGCTGCACAAAGTCCCTCGAAACGAGCTGATCGCCACGTAGCTGGAGAAGTGCGACGATTGCACGTGCAGGGTCCTGTCCCGCCGCGAAGCCGTAGGTGACATCCGCAATGTGGTTACCTGCAATGTCCTTACGCGGAACGTACGTCTCCTCGAAGGGCGTTCCCTGAACGACACCAGACACCACCTTCTTCTCGTTGGGCCACAGCTTCTCGTCCATCTCGAAGCATAGCTGAAGAGCCTTGCCCAGAGCCTGAGCGATAACAGCCTGGCCGGTGGTGATGACCGTGTTGAATCCACCCATCAGGGCCTGGACTCCACGGCCGGTGATGATGCTGGCGTCGATGTTGCCGGAGCGAACCTCTGGGCTACGCATCGCCTGGCGTGCCTCGTTGTCCAGCATTGCGCCCTCCTGGAAGGCGTACTGCGGAACGTCGAGAGCCACACGACGGACACCCTCGGGGTTGTCCGTCCTGATGATGGCGTCGTCTCCGAACGTCATCTTCTGAACGTCACGAGGCACAGCGAGCGGAGCACGAACACTCTTCTCGGTAGCCTCAAGACCAAGGAGCGCCATGCGCGCCTTGGCTAGCTGTACCCAGATGGCGTCATCGAATGCACCACGGATCTCCGTGTCGAAGCCAGGACGCTTCGCAATGGAGACGTAGACCTTGCCGAGAACATTCGGCATCATGTCTACGATGTGGTCACCATGGTTGGGCAGGTACATGATGATCTGATCAGCGTCGCAGTACTTCACGACCTCGATCTCACGCTCTGCCCATCCAGCCTCGACCTGGCCACCCACCTCGTTGGACTGAAGTACGCGAAGAAGGTGTGGGAACTTCGCCGCGAGGTGGATTGCCTCTTCGCGCCACACCTTGGTGTAGCTGCGGACTCGGCCGTACAGATCCATCTCTGGGTAGATGCCGAGTGGGGACTCCACTCGGATGCGAGGAACCTTGTCCTCGAAGTCCGGCTCGACCACATAGACGGCCATGCCGAACGTGTTGTAGTAGTCGCAGAAGGTCACCTGATGTCCGGAGTGCAGCTTGCTCTGCTGCACGTAGGCATTGGCAATCTTGGTGCGCTTGCTGGAGAACTTCTTCGCCTTGTCGGTGGTGATGACACCGGAGGCGCAGTTGATGCTCGGCATCGCTCCCATGACCTCAGCCATGTCTCGCGCTGCGGTGTCGATCATGTTGGCAACGATCGGCTTGGGCCATGCGTCAGGCATGGCCCCAGGCATCACCGTCTCGATGTCGCCGGAGCGAACATCGTGGACATCGCGCTGACGCTGGTCGCGATCTGCGGCAGCACGACGAAGGCTCTCCACCTTCTGGGCGACCTTGTCGATGGTCAGCGCCATGTGCCCTCCTTACTTCTTTGGCTGTAGGTAGTCGATCGCCCTTCGGAGCGATTCGATGTTGTCACCAAACAGCCCAAGAGCGGTGTTGCAGTTTAGGCAGAGCAGGCCGCGAACACACTCGCCACAGCTACTTTGCCCTGGACAGCAGGCGTGGTCATGGTCGATGGCCCACGCCTTAGATGCTTCAGTCCTGCCGCAGATGGCGCAGCGATTGTCCTGATCTTCCAGCATCTGATCATACTGCTCCTGCGTCAGGTTGAACCTACGCAGGCGATCCTTGTTGTAGTTCTTCTTGGCGTGGACCCTGGTGCAGTCTCGACACCAGGGCTGCTTCCCGTCTGCGGACAGCTTGCGCTTGCCGAAGTCGTCTAGCGACTTCTGCTCACCACACTTGCTGCATCGCTTCATCGAGGCTGAGCCACCTTCAGTCGCTTCCACGTCTCCGGGCCTGGGTACCCGTCAGCGTCGCTTCCGCTCCAGCCCTGCTTGCGCTGGAACCATGCGACGGCCTTGATGTCAGTCCTGGTGAACTCTCGACCGGGACCGACCTTGTAGCCCTTCCATCCGGCCCTCACGAGCGCCTTGCCCAGCTCGGTGATCAGGTCGTGCTTCTGCCCCAGGCGGAAGAACCCCTTGCCGGGGAACGGAGCGTAGACGGGCTTCGGCTTTGCCGTCACCGCAGTGCCGGGCTCCAGCTTGCCACTCTTCACGAGCTTGTACAGAGGCCCGCCAGGGCACGCGGTGGCGTAGCCGTCGCGGTGGCCCTTGATCTCCTTGCCAGCCCCGTTGGAGCGAAGATAGGCGATGGCGTCCTTGATGCCCTCGACCATCTCGTCAGTAGGCTCGGTATCTCCACTGGAGCCAAGGAGTCCCATGACCGCGTAGTGCGCCTGGTTGAGCGCCTGGTTCCCGTTCGCCCCAGTGCGCTTGCGCTTGCCTCGCCCCTCGAAGACGTAGCCATGCTTGCAGACGATCAGGTTGTAGGCGATGTCCGAATAGTTCTCCACCTTGTTGGCGAGGTGGCTCTTGCGGATCGCCTTGACCAGAGACACGCACTCTGCGTGCGTGTCACAGTCGACTCGGGTTCCCTCGTAGTGGACCTTCACGCCCTTCGTGCTCGTCTGGCTCGGTGCTGCACTTGCTGGCCACCCCAGCTCTGCACGCGATACCCACTTCATCAGTTACCCCACCAGCTTCCTTGTCCGTGTGTCATGTTTGCCTGGGCCATGTAGTCCAGGTCGATCGTGATGGAGCGCTCGCGGTCGCGAGGGCTCTGGTACTCGTTGGCTACGTGGAACACGTTGTCCACCTCGCCGATCAGCTCTCGTGCACGGATCTCTGCGAACCAGAGGGCCATCACGAGGTCGATCTTCTTCTTGGTCTTGACGCCTGGGGGCAGCGGCTCCCAGGTGGTTAGCTGCTCGATCAGCATCTTGGTCGCCTCGCTACCAGAGCGGGACGGGATGTGGATCAGGTTCTCGTTGCGCTCCCAGCCCTCGAACAGGACAGACATGGATGCGACACCGAAGTCGGCATCCCACTTGTTGGAGCCGGTGAAGTGCTCACGGAGCAGGCATCCACGAGATCCGAGGAACTGCTTGATCTCGCGGTTCTGGGTCACCATGAGGTTCATCGCGTTCTTCTCGATGCGCCACTCGTTGATCCCGTACTTGACGGTCAGTTCCTTGATCTTGTCGAAGATGTCGTCAGGCTTCAGGTTCCCCTTGGACCAGAGGTCCAGAATCCAGCGCTCTCCGGTGTAGCGGTCGACTCCCATCACGACTGCGGCCGAGTGTCCGGTCATGGCGGGGTCGAAGCCGCCGATGATGTACAGACCGTCCATGCCGTTCTGCCTGTGACCAGGAGCGCCCTTCTGCATGACGCCTGCGGCCCTCATGCCGTCTACGCATCCGGTGACCGCCTTGACTGGGAAGATCGCATCCTCGACCACGCTCTCCTGCTGGTAGACGAGAGACCAGTTCTTCGGGCTCATAGAGGCGCGGCGCTTACGGAGCGCCTCGCCGGTCCACATGGGCCAGAGACCGTCCTCGTCCTGGACGGTTAGCTGTCGACCGGCCACAGAAACTGGTGGGCGGTTAGTTCGAGGCCATAGCGTGACCCAGTCTTCCGGGTCGTCCGCAAACTCCAGCACAGCAGGCTGCGTGAGGTAGGTCCATGGACTGGACTCCTCACCGTAGTAGTCGTCCTTGATGATCTCGCCGTATAGATCCACAGGCGCGAGCCGAGTGCCAACGAGAAGGATGCGTCCACCCGGGTAAGACAGACGGTTGTAGACCTCTCGCTGGAGCCAGTCCATCTGCTTCTCAAACTCATGAGCGTTCTTACCAGTGACACAGTCGTCCAGGATGATGAGGTCCGCACGGGAACCGTAGATGTGGCCACCGATACCCAGGGCCTGGACGGTGGGGTCCTTCTCGCCAGAGTCACGCGTAGAGCTGGACACGTAGATGGAGTCGGCGGTCCAAGCTGCCGCTCCGTCATCGAATCCACCCTCGGGGCCGAAGTCGATCTGAAGCTTCTGGTAGTTCTTGTTCTCCGAGGCGAGACGGTCCTTGATGCCGCGAAGGAACCTCTTGGCCATCTCCTGCGTCTGGGAGACGATGATGACACGGATGTTCGGGTCCTGGCAGATCCGGTACGTCACGTAGTTCATCGTGATGGTCGTACTCTTGGCGTGCTCGGGAGGAGTGTTGATCAGAAGGAACTCAGGCTCACCCTTGATGTAGGTCTGGTTCTCGTGCAGGTTCCTTGGGTCTCGACCCTCCAGCACGTCCACCCACTGTAGGTGGTGGTTGAACAGCTTGGTGTCCAGGTACTCCTCACACCACTCAGGGAAGGGAGCGATCTTGGCTCGGTTCTCCTCGGCTGCCGATGCGTTCTGCGTCATCAGACGCAGACGGTCCATCTCATCCCTGAAGGCTGCGTCACTCTGACGTAGGTACTTGTACTGGGCCTCCGTGAGGCCCATGTCGTGGCAAGCCTCCTTGATGGACTTGCCGTTCTTGATGTACTTGATGAAGGTCTCCTTGCGGACCTTCGTATCAGACTTGGCTGCCTTGACCTGCTTCGTCCTGGGCTTGGCCTGACGAGGCGGGTTCTTCAGCTTCCTTCCGTCCTCAGTCACGTAGACCGTCGCCATACCCTGGTTCTACCTTCCGTATCTAGGCAACTCAAACGCCGTGCGGCTTCTCAAGAACGGGGTCGGCCTTTAGGGCCGAACCCCTTGGTCGGAGGAATGATCCCGAGCTGTGCGAGGGTAATGTCTAACCATGTTCCACAGAGGACCAGCCCCTTCAGGGGGCTGGCTCCTGACCTTGATCTGACCGGTGATCACTCGCTTAACCAGTGTAGGTCTGGACACATCTCGGGGACCCCATTATATATATACCCGTCCCTTCGCCTCTCAGGGACAGGTCTTTGGTGTGACCTGCGTCACGCACCCTACAGCCCAGTGTTCCCAAGGGTTCTGTCATGGCAGTGTGAGCCACGTCACACCTATTTATGGTGGAAATTTGGGGGGACTCACTCCTCCCCAGTTAACGCGCGTTAACAACCCTGGGGTCCAGATGTCCGATTTGTCACGACATGTCGGGTGCCCGAGTTGCCCCGGTTTGCCCTGGTTCGTCCCCGCCCAGCGCTCAGATGAGCAGGGCTGCGCTCAGGTGGGCGGGCAGGTGTGGACATGTACGAGGAGGCCGCTCTGTGCACGCATATGTGCGCACATGTGGGGGCAATGTCCGATTTGTGGGGGAACATGTCGACATATCTACAGATGTACACGCATAGGGGGAGAGGGGAC